ATTAATTGATGCTGGTAATGGTGATGGAAGTACAGAACCACGTTTTAGCTGCAACGTTAACATAACACAGCAACAAGATGCTTTTCATTTGATTAATGCCTTATGTAGCACCATGAGAGCTATAGCTTTTTACTCTGCTGGAACAGTAGCAATTTCTCAAGATGCAGAAGGTCAAGCAACAAAATATATTTTTAATAATTCAAATATAACTGAAGATGGTTTTGTATATAACGGTTCAAGTCTTAAGACTAGACATACAGTAATTAATGTTCAATATTTTGACATGATTACACAAGAATTAGATATTGAAACTATTGAAGCTGATGCAGCAACTCAAGCAAAATATGGAATTAAAACAAAAACTATAAAAGCGTTTGCATGTACTTCAAGAGGTCAAGCTGCAAGACTAGGTAAATGGTTTTTATTTAATGAACAAAACTCAGGAGAAACTTGCGCTTTTGCTACAACTTTAGCTGCTGGTGTATTAGTAAGATGTGGTGACATTATTGAAATTGCAGATTCTTTAAAAGCAGGTGTTAGAAGAGGTGGTTTACTTTCTTCTGTAACAAGTACAACTGTTGTTGTTTTAGATGATTCAGCTTCAACAGATATACCTACTTCAAACAGTCCAACAATTTCAATTGTAATGCCTGATGGCTCAGTAGAAACTAAAAATATTAATAGCGTATCAGGAGCAACAATTACTGTTTCTTCTGCATTTAGTACAACTCCAAATAATAATGCACCCTATGTATTAGAAAGTTCAAATTTACAAACTACAACATGGAGAGTTATTTCTGTAACTGAAAATGATGATTCAACTTATTCAATAACAGCTCTTGAACATAATGAAGGAAAATATGCTTTTGTTGAAGATGGAACAGCTTTACCAGTTAGAAATACAACTATATTAACAGCTATTTTAAACCCACCGGAGGGACTATCAGCACAAGAAAAAATTGTAATTATTAACAATAAAGCTGTTGCAAAGATTCTTATTGACTGGCAAACACAACAAGGAGCAAATAGATATGAAGTTCACTACAGAGTAGATAACGGCAGTTTTTTTAAAATTGATACTGTTTCTAGTGATGCTGAAATAGTAAATAGTCAGGCTGGTAGATATGAATTTAGAGTATTTTCTTTTAATGGTCTTGGAGAGCCAAGTAGAATCCCAGCAGAGTTAACTTTTGATGCTGTAGGTAAAACAGCACCACCAGCAGATATAACAGGTTTAACATATGAACCATTAACAGATAAACTCGCAAGACTTAGATGGACACCACCAACGGAAGCAGATGTACTCGCCGGTGGAAAAATTTTTATTAGGCATACACCTGATACAACAGGAAATGGTACTTTTTCAAATGCAACTGACTTAGTAACTGCTGTTGCTGGTAATACAAGTTCTGCAGAAATACCGATTTTGGCTGGTGAGGTAATTTTAAGAGCACAAGATGACGGTGGCCGTTTTAGTACAGGAGAAACATCTGTAATTATTGATCCACCTGATCCAGTTCCAGCTTTAATTACACAAACTAGACGAGAAGATCAAGATAATCCAAAATTTCAAGGAATTAAAACAACTACTGCTTTTGACAATGTTTCAAATTCTCTAACTTTAACTGGCACAGGTTTGGTTGATTCAATATCTGATTTTGATGCAGAAACTAGTTTTGATTTTATTGGTGGTGTTGCATCATCTGGTACTTATGAGTTTGGCGGTAGTGCTGGCGGTACTTTTTTAGATTTAGGTGGTGTATTTTCTTTAGATCTTAAAAGACATTTAAAATCTGAAGCTATTTACCCAAATGATTTAATTGATAACAGAGGTTTGATTGATGACTTACAAGATTTTGATGGTACTGGTAGTGTTGATGTTAATGCTATTACTGAAATAAATGTAACTCAAGATGACCCTAGTTCTGGATCTGCAACTTATGCAGGTTTTCAAACTTTTGCAAATGGAACATATAAAGGAAGAGGATTTAAATTTAGGAGTACTTTAACATCTGGTGATCCAGCACAAACAATAAGAATTACTGAATTAGGCTATACTGCAAGTTTACAAAGAAGAACTGAATCAGGAACACTCACATCAAGCGGTTTAACTACTGTGAATTTTAGTTCTCCATTTTTTGTTGGCACAAGTTCTTTATTAGGTGCAAATACACAACTTCCATCAATAGGAATTACAGCAACTGATCTACAGGCAGGGGACTTTTTTACCCTATCTGATATCACAGCTTCATCATTTAAAGTACAGTTCAAAAACAGTTCAGGTGCTTCAGTAAATAGAAATTTTAATTTTACTGCTGTTGGGTTTGGTAAAGGAGGATAAAACATATATACTGAAAGCAATAATCTTTTTTTAAATGGCTAGAGTTAATAATACTGGTGGATCTGGGTTTACCGTTGATAACGGAACTGGTCTTGTTGTAAGAACAAAGTTAAATCAAATAATTGCTGCATTAAGCACAACTAATCAAGGCTCTGGTGATCCGACAATCGGTGTTGCAGCTTATACACAACATATTGATGGTAATACTTTAAAAATTAGAAATGCCGCAAATAATGCCTTTGTAACTTTAGGTGATGTAAGTCTTGCAAACTTTGGTCATGCTTCTTTATCTTCAGCAAATACATTTACTGCTAGAGCAACTTTTAACGTTACATCTTCAATAACTTTGCCCTCTGGTACAACGGCTCAAAGAGACGGCAGCCCTGCAGTGGGTATGATTCGTCATAATAGTCAAACAAACCAGTTTGAAGGTTATAACAATGGTGCTTGGGGTTCATTAAGTGGTGCAAGCGGTATATCAAACGTAGTTGACGACACTTCACCGCAACTCGGAGGAAACCTTGATGTACAAGCGTTCGAGGTAAATACATCTACAACAAATGGAAATATAAAAGTAACACCAAACGGCACAGGATTATTTGAAATAAAAGGAAATACTAATGACGGTACTTTACAACTTAACTGTAATCAAAACAGTCATGGGGTAAAAATTAAATCTCCTGCTCATAGTGCTGGTCAATCTTATACTTTGATTTTGCCAGATAACCAAATTGCTGCTGATAAAGTTTTAAAAGTTAAAAGTATTTCTGGCTCTGGTGCAACAGCAGTTGGTCAGCTTGAATATGCAGATGCTGGTGGCGGTGGTGGAACTGGTGGAGGCGGTGAACAAATATTTTTTGAATCTGAAAATGAAATGAATACAAGTTATACAATTTCATCAAATCATAACGCTTTAGTTGCTGGCCCTCTCACAGTTGCTAGTGGTGCTACACTAACAATAAATAGTCCTTCAGTTGTAACAATTCCATAATGGCTTTAGTTTTTGATGGTTCTGCAAATACAATAAGCGGTTTAGCAAACGGCGGTTTACCTGATGGTTGCATATTAGATGCAGATATAAATGGAATGGCAGCTTCAAAGCTGACAGGTGCTTTACCAGCAATTTCTGGTGCAGCTTTAACAAATTTAAGTGCTGGAAAAATTCTTCAAGTTATAGGTCAAGAATCAACAACTGGATTTGCTACAACAAGTTCTAGTTTTGTTGATGTATTCGATTTCACAGCAAATATTACAAATTCAGCAAATTCAAGTAAAGTTTTAGTAATAGCTTCAGCTAATATGGAATGTGATGGTAGTAATAATAGGTCTTTTGCAACGATTAGAAGAGATAGTACTAATTTAGGTCATTCAACAGGCGGTCTTACTATGATGCACGAATATTACTATCCAGGAGCACAAGATCAAGAAATGCCTTGTACTATGGTTTATTTAGACTCTCCTGGAGATACAAACCAACATACATATAAAGTTCAAATAAGACTTGATGGTGGTACTAGGGCTGGCTGGAACGGCGCACAACATACCACAAAAGGTTCTTTTATCGTAATGGAAGTCGGTGCATAATGATTTATAACAGAATTAAAGCATTAACAATTCTTAAACCTAACAAGCAATGGTCTTGGGGTGGAACAGATTATTCTGGTTTAACATGGCATGAAAGCGATACACCACCAACTGAAGCTGAAATAGATGCAGAGGTTACAAGATTAAATAATGCAGAACCTATGAGATTATTAAGACTTGAAAGAGACAGATTATTAACAGCTTGTGATTGGAGAGCCAGTTCTGATTTAACACTTGCAGATGATTGGAAAACATATCGTCAGGCATTAAGAGATTTACCAGCTAGTGCATCGCCTAAATTAGATTCTGATGGTAATTTAGATATGAGTTCTGTCACTTTTCCTACTGAACCAAGTTAATTATGGCAAGTATTAAATTAAAACATACTTCTGGAAATGGCACTATTTTAAATAGTCCAGCAGCTAATCCTAGTTCTGATATTACTTTAAAATTACCATCTACAACTGGTTCTGCTGGTCAAGTTTTAAAAGTAGCAAGTGCGAACCATAGCTCAACAAATGCAGAGCTTGAGTTTGCTGCTGCTGGTAATTCAAATCCTTTACAAGTTTTAGAAGAATTTTTTGTACCTTGTGATGGTACAGCCGTAACAACTGCTCAAGGTTCTGTTTCTATACAAAATGTTACCGCTTATCAAGCTGTTCCATCATCTTTAACAACTTGTACTGGTTCTGAAATCTCGTACCAGCCACCAGCAAATACAAAGATTGTTGTATATACTTTTGCATTTGCTTATAGTTATGTAGATGCCGATAGTATAAGTGGTTTTGAACTTCAATTAGATGGAACAAGAGTTGGGAAAAGACCTCATACGATAAGAAGTGCAAATAATAATTATCAACCAGCAATTATTACACATCCTTTTAGAATTGAATCAGGTTTAAGTGCAGATTCAAGCATTGGTCGTGTTCAAAGTTGGAGTAGTGCAAAAACGATAAGGATTCAAATGAGATATTGGTCAAGTAGCTACGAGGGTTCTATTCACAGATTTGGAGAAGCATTTAGAGCATCCGATCAATCTTTTGAAAACAATCAATTTCATATGCCTTGTGTAGGCATTAAAGCTATAGGGTCAGTCTAATGGAAATTTATGAATTTAATCGAATAAATGGTAAGCCTTCAACAAATGAGCAAGGCTACAAGTCCACTAAAGAACAATTAGATTTATTGTGGCATGATATAGATGATGGCAAATTTGGTGCTGATGCTAAAACAGGAGCATGGTATTTAGATGTAAAAGCTGTCAAAGAGAGATTTCCTAAAACCTAGTTAATTATGTCAGAGATCAAGGTAAATTCAATAAAAGGAGTAGGAGCAAGTACTGCTGCTATTACTGTTAACAATTCTGATGGAACGTGTACTGCGAATATTACTAATAACTTAAGTAATAGAAATTTAATAATCAACGGAGCTATGCAAGTGGCTCAACGTGGTACGTCATCAACATCTTCTGGCTACCAAAC